CATCAGCCTGCCGCGGTGGGCACTGCAGACCTCTGACACCATCACATCCGATGACTTCTAGCTCCCTTGCGCTCTGGACACCAGAGCAGACGCAGCTGATCGCTACCACCATCGCGCCCGGCTGCAGCAGCGACGAGCTGCGCCTCTTCGCCTACGCCTGCCAGCGCACTGGCTTGGATCCGTTCTCAAAGCAGATCTACGCCATCCGACGCAGTGGGCGCATGACCATTCAGGCCGGCATTGACGGCTTGCGCGCCATTGCTGAGCGCACCGGCGAGCTGGACGGCAGCCATACCGAATGGTGCGGTGATGATGGCCAGTGGTCTGATGTATGGATCAGCGCCAAGCCACCGGCTGCAGCCAAGACAACGATCTGGCGCAAGGGTTCATCGCATCCATTCACCGGCGTGGCGCGGTTCGCGGACTACAACGCTGGCCAGGGCTTGTGGTCCAAGATGCCAGCCGCGATGATCGCCAAGTGCTCTGAAGCGCTGGCACTGCGCAAGGCATTCCCCGCCAACCTGAGCGGCGTCTACAGCACCGACGAGATGGAGCAGGTCGAGGTGCAACCTGTCACGGTTACCGCAGCGCCTGCACTGCCTGCCGGTGATGCCAAGCTGTTTGCAGCTGGCAAGGCTGCCATTGCCAAGGCCAAGACCATGGACGACCTAGCCAAGGTGACCACACGCATGGAGGCCCGCAAGGGTGACCTGAGCGATGAGCAGAATGAGCAGCTGATGCAGCTGGCGCTTAGCCGCGAGGCTGAGCTGACCGTACCAGCTGACTTGGACGCATTTGATGATGACTGAGCCGTACCTGACCACTGAGCAGCTAGCCGCCCGATGGGGTGTCAAGCCGAGCACGATCAAAGGCCAGCGCGCGCGGGGCTCAGGGCCACGCTATGTGACCCTGCCGCGCCTCGCTACGCCAGCCGGCATGCCGCGGGTGCAGTACCCACTGGCTGATGTGCTGGCCTTTGAAGAATCCAACTCCATTACACCGATCAACCCATGAGCCTCTACGCATCCGGCATTGTTCGCATCATCAGCGAGCCACAGCTCAAAGCATTTGAAAGCGGCACTATGGTCTGCAACTTCGGCGGCGGCATTCAGGAAGGCAAGGACAAGAACGGCGAATACATCAACAATGCGATTGATGTTGAAGCATGGGGCAAGACCGCCGAGATCATCGTGGACAAGCTGAAGAAAGGTGATTCGATCTTTGTATCTGGCAACCTGCGGATGCAGGAATGGCAGGACAGGGACAGCGGCACCAAGCGCCGCAAGCACGTGCTGAGCGTGCAGCGGTTTGAGTTCCTGCCGCGTGTCAAGGTCGAAGAGGACGTGTTCTGATGGAGCAAGCATTCCGCAAGTGGTGGCAGGAGTCCTACGGTCTGCCGCCTGGACCGCACGCAGTCATGACCCACGTCGCGTGGGTTGAGCATGTGCTGAGCGGCCCCGTTCCTGAGCTGCCGAGTGGCTTGGTTGAGGAATGGTCGAGCATGGGCGGCGAGGCCACGCTGGCCGAGTCGGACCAGCACATCGCCAAGCAGGCCGTGGCCTGGACATGGGAGCGCCGCGCACTGGGGGCGCTACCTGAATGACTAAACAAATCAACGGTGACAAGTTGTTTGTCATTGACCCACACCCAGCCATTCCACCTTCTGATCAACTAAAAAAGTGGGAAGACAAATGGTTTGATGAAGAAGAACATCCTGATGTTCTATTGATCCAAGCGTTTCAAGCAGGCGCCGACCAGGAACTGGAGGCGTGCTGTGAGTGGGTCACGATGGAAACGCCGGCCGACGGGGTACATCTCCGCGCCGCCCGCCGCCCCAAGCCGCCGAGCTTGAAGGAGCAGGCGCTGGCAGCACTTAAGAGGTACGAAGCAGAAGTGTGGTGTGAAGAGATGACATCTGATAGCAGTATTATTCGCCGCGCCCTGAAGGCGCTACCTGAATGACTAAACCTTTACCGCAAAACAGAGTTGACATCAAAGCTATTTTGGCTGACCCCTTACTCCAAGAAGAGTTAATTGAGGGTGCTACAAATTTTATTTGCAAAGTTGAAGGTATTCGCCGTAAAAAAGATTTGGAAATGACTGAACTATCACCACAAGCGCAGGCGGTGTTGGATGCAGCAGACGCCGTACTAGAACAAGCGGACGCCCCAACATGGCTAGTTGCACGGGGCATGGCCGCCGCCCTTGAAGCTGCTGCTGATCAGGTGGCGTCCCGCATCCCGGACGACTGCACTGCCGACGTGTTCAACCGCCAGCTCAAGATCCGAGACGAACTTCTCGCCATCGCCGCCGAGCTGGAGGGTGGCAATGACTGACTCACGTTTGCCCGAAGTAGATGACATTCTGCGTTTGGCTGCAATCATCCGTAGGGTTGACGGCAACCACGACAAAGGCGCTGCTGCGTTGGCGGAGGCAATCTTAAGCCATCCCGACAGCCGCTGGCAACACGCCCAGCCCGAGCCGCAGGGGCCGACGGATGAGGAGCTGGACGAGTTTGCTATCTACTGGTGGGGGCCTGAAACCGACGAGAGTTTAGTCTCCGATGTGATCGAATGCGGAAGCATGGTTGCCTACGCCCGCGCCGTCCTTGCCCGCTATGGCCGCCCCGCCATCGAGCCGGTGCCTGGGGTGGAGGGTGAGCCATGAAGCCACTCCAGCTGTACCGAGTGGCCTTCAGCCACGCCGCACCGCTCCACCTGATGGCCCGTGACCTTGCGCACGCCATCACCAGTGGCAAGGAGCTGTGCCCTGATGCTCAGTTCCTGAGCGCCACGCTGATGCCCGAATGGGACAACACTGACGACCTGAACCATGAGCGCTGATTCAATGAAGGATTACCTAGCCGAGATCGGCAGGTTTCCGCTATTGACTGGTGAGCAGGAGATCCAACTATCTCGCCAGGTGCGACGGATGATTGAACTGCAAGCGATGAAAGGCGAACGCACGAAAGAAGAGCTGCGTGCGATCAAACGAGGTCAGCGCGCGCGTGACACCATGATGAACTGCAACCTACGGTTAGTAGTTCACATCGCCAAGCGTTACACCACTCGGCTGAAGTGCAATGGCCTGGAACTGATGGACCTGATCCAGGAAGGTGCCATCGGTTTGAATCGCGCTGTTGAATTGTTCGATGGCACCAAAGGCTACAAGTTCAGCACCTATGCCTATTGGTGGGTGCGGCAATCAATCACACGCGCGATTGATACCAAAGAGCGATTGATTCGTGTGCCGCAGCACATCTTAGATACGACGTACAAGATCGCCAAGCTGCAACGCGAGCACATGCAACAGCATGGCAAGTCAATGACAACTGCTGAATGCGCCAATGCACTTGGCATCACGCAGCATGAAGTGCAAAGCTACGTGATGCGAAATATTCCGCATTCAAGCTTGGATCAACAGGTAAGCGATACAGGTTCAGCGCTAGGCGATTTGATTGCCGATGAACCAGCACCTGAAGAGCTGCACCAGGAGTATGGCGAGCAGTTGCAGTTGTCGCTGATGGAGTTGAATGACTTAGATAGAAAGATCGTCTGTGGGTATTACGGCATTGGGGCGACGCAGCAATCTCAACACGAAATGTCCAAGGAGCTTGGTGTAACGCGCAGCGCGGTGGGCGATCGACATCGCCGCACGATGCGCCGATTGCGGCTGCGGTTGGTTTATCATCGCAGCTAGTTCCATCTCGCAGATATAAGCAGTCGCTTGCTTGATCAGTTGCGCTTGGTATGCGTTTTGCTTGATGATTGATGCGCATAGTTTGCGTACATCATCAGCGTTTTCATGCGTGAATGCTGCGCGTGATTGCGCCTCAATGCGCAGCTCTTCTTCAATGGACCATGAAATAACCAGCCACTTTGCCCATGTCATGACACCAGCATGGCCCATCCGGTACCAGGACCATCTGCCTCCCATCGGCGCAGCCAATTCTTGCGGCTGTAGGCAATGCCTGCACCTTTGGTGTGGTTGAGGTAGCCGCCGTTCACCATGTCGGCCTCGCCGTTCGGATCGTTGTGGATGTAGGCGCCGCTGGTGGCGCCGATGACCACGGACCAGTGGCCGCCACCGGTGGGTGCGCCGACAGGCCCTTTATGAAGCCAGCCCACCATCACGGGGCGACCAGCCTGCAGTTCGGTGTCAATTACGGCAGAGTTGCAGTTGGTGCGCAGCCGCGCTGTAAGCCCTAAGGATTGCAACGCCTTGATCTGCGCTTGCGCGTCGGTGGTGTCGCCGGAGCGGGCGCGGATCTTGTTATAGGCATCGTCGCCGCTCACCTTGCCGTAGAACTTGGCCACCATGGCAGCGCTGCTGCTGAAGCATTCGCGGTAGCCGGTGCCGCTGGCATTATCGTTCTGCGCCTCGTAAGGCACACGTAGCAGGATGCCCTGCGGTGTGCCCTTCTGCCAGAGTGCGCCCTCAGCCTTACGTCGGCGCAGCAGGCCAGCTTCGACGCTTGTGCCAGGGTTGCAGTAGAGCAGCAATGCAGCCGGTACAGCGTTCCAGTCCTTATCGCGCAACGCTGCGCTGATGGTGTCAAATCCAGTGCTGCCGTAGAACCCAGCGCCGAGGTTGTAGGCAAAGCTGATCAATGCGCAGCGCTGCAGATCGGTCATGCTTGCCCAGTGCGGGATCGCACGCAGGCGGTCTGCGATGCGGTCCACCTCAAGGCGGAGCAGCATGTCAGCTTCGATGACGTTGATCTTGTCGCCGCGCTGCACGGCGCTGCCATCCGGGAATCGCGTGGTGCCGTAACCGATCGTCCACGGATCGCCGCCGCTTAATGGGTCTGGGTAGGCGCTAAGGTGGCAGCCTTCAAATTCCTTGATCAGCTGGATCGCATCGGCAAGATCGGTCTGCTTGCCGGCTGTGCTCCAGGTCTTGAACCATGACTGATCGCGGCTCAGAAGGCGCGGACCGATGGCAGCCTCCAATTCGCTGATGGCCGCCAGCTGATGCGGCAGGCCCTTGAAGTACCGAAACAGGTCAATCAGCCGCAGTGGTTGCGTCATGGCCGTTGCAGGTGCTGCGGTACTGACTGCCGGTAGCTGAATGCGCTCTTGATCTCGGACCAGATGACAGGACTGAGCATGGCGGCGACGACAGCGAGGATGACCACCTGCGCCATGCGCGTCTCCAACCGGCCAACGCGGACGCCTAATCCGCTCCGCTCAGTCTTGTCAGATATGGCGGCATCCAGCAACTGCTTCAGCTGGCCTTCCAGCACACCAATGGCGCGGAGGATCTCGCCGTGCGTTGGCTCAGTCACCGCTTGCGGGAGGCAATGCCACGCAGTGCGCCGAGGATCAGCTGGGTCCAACTGTTAGCGCGAATGCCAGGCACGATTGCCAGCAGTTCAGAGCCAGCCAGCAATGCCACGGCGATGCTGGTGATGTCTTCCGGTGTCATTGAAAGTTGTCAGCTGCCGACAGTCTAATTCTGGAGCGTGAGCGTGCTGGCCGCCAGGGAGAAGGTGCCGTTGCTGGTGGTGATGTTGCTGTTGAAGTCGTTGTAAGCAACCAATTCATCAGCACTGCTGGCACCACCGCGGGATTTGTAATACACCGCGCCGCGTGCGGTGATGGTGCTGCTGGTCCAGGAAACCGCTGCAAACTGAATGGTCACCTTGTCGTTGGCGGTGTCCTTGGTGACGGTGCAGGCGCTGGTGACGCCGCCAGCGGTATAACCGGTGCCGCTGACTTCATTGGTGACGCTGGAACGCTTGAGATGCGTGTCCTTGTCTGGTGTGTAGCTGCTGGTGACCAGCATCACTTTGAAGCTGTCGGTGTCGAAATCGATGGCGTTGCGCGCCATGTCATCGATGCAGGAGTTGTAGACGAAGGAAGTCATCAGGGTGCAGGCGGCTGCGGCCAGGTGATGTCAAATGGGTTGGGCGCATCGGCCAGGTCTCGCAGTGCCTGGCGGTAGGCAGCCCATGCTTCGCGGTCGGCACCGAGGTCGTAGTCAGTGATCTGCGTCCAGTCGCTGGCCTTCAGCAGTTCGATGCGCTGCTGGCGGATCCTGGCGTGCTGCGTTTGCAGCTCATCGAAGCTGTAGGGGCGCACGACGTACTCAAGCGCCTCGCCGTCCCAGTCGATCGTTTCCAGCTTTGGGTTGCACTCGGGGCGCTCGTAGGGGCCGCTGTAGCCGGCACGCTCCAGCTCGTCAGGCGTGAAGGTGCTGTTGTCGGTACGGGTGCTGCCGTCCGCAAAGCGGATGCGGTGGGGCAGGGGTGCTGGGGTGGCTTGGTGGTGGGAGTAGAGCATCAGCTATCTGGGAATGGCGCAGTAGGTGCGGTGAAGTTGGCGGTATAGCGGGCGACGCCTTTAGTGACTCTAAACTCGTCAATCTTTGCGTTAATTGCGAAGCTTGAAGAATAATAATAGCCAATCTTGAGTTGATTGTCCGTAAAATTGGTTGAGTCGGTATAAGTAGACCCAAGTTGCGTACCGTCAATAAACATTCTCTGACTAGATCCACTGCGAGTAACCGCAAGATGTTGCCATGCTCCAGTTGTTACGGCTCCCATGGTATTACCCCCAGCGCCCGCGTTTGATAGCCTCCACTCTCCACTAATAATTGCCACCGCAAGACCAGAGCTTTGGCCGCCAGAAGTGAACAAGCCGTGATTGGTGTTTCCACTATTGACGTAAACCCAGCACTCAACAGTGTAGTCACCCGTGCCAAAGGCAAATGCTGCGTCGGCCGGTGTTGTTAAGTAGTCGCCATTGCCATCAAGGGTAAGTGAGCCAGTGCCAAACTTCGGGTCAGTAGTGCTAACTTGCGCGTCTCCAAATACTGAGATAGTAAAATTGTTTGAGCTGCTATCGACAAACGTGGTGCTGCCGTTGCTGCCGTCCATGTGCAGCAGCAGGCTTACATTTGCCCCGTATTCATCGCCTGTACTTGGCCAAATCGCAGCACGCTTGGCCACGCTCTGCTCATTCTGAAACCACAGCCCGGTTGCTGCGCTGCCTGTTGGCACGCGCCGAACACCCATCAGTCCGCCGTTGAAGCCCAACATCAGCTGATGTCCTCGTAGCTGATGACCAGCTCCAGGTCGCTGGCAGCGCTGGCCTGTGCGCGGAGGCTGTGGCCTTCCTCCAGGTAGATGTACGCCTCGCGGGTTACCAGCACCTGGGTGGCATCGGCTGGCACGGTGATGGTCTTGCCGATGGCGAAGCCGGTGGTGCCGTTGTAATGCTCCAGGCTGATGTCAGCCGCTGCGGCGCCATCCACGTTGGCGCAGTACACCGAATTGATTTTCAGCACCTTGCCGCTGCTGGCGCCATTGCTCAGCGCCGCAGCCATCGATGTGGTGACGGCATAGCCCACGGTCTTACCGACGACCGTCGTGACCGAGCTGCCTGATTTGATGTTTGGCGCTGCCATTGATCACTGCCAGGTGGTGTATTGATCTTCATTCCAGAATAGCGACGCCGCAAAGCCATCGTCATCAGCTGCGGCTCCAGTAGCCGCCCCAGCCGCCCACTCCACATTCACCACCAGGTCGATCTCGCCGGTCTGCGTTGCAGCGCCAGCAATCCAGATCACATTCACGCCAAGCTCGAAGCCAGGCAGCGGCTCAATGCTCGGCAGCCATGTGCCATCCGTCACCAGCGACACGGTGGTGTCCACATACCCACCACGCTTCTGCGCCTCCTCCGGTGGCTCCTGGTAACGCCAGCGCATTCCAGCCGGCACGATGTTGGACACGCTGGACTGGCCTGCCCAGATCTCAGTCGGCAGCAGGAAGCTGACGAATGAACCCTGCTGCCCGCGGTAGTGATCGCGGATGCTGGCCATCTCGGCCTGGGTCAGGTTCTCATAGCTCAGCTCCATGGTGAGGTTGCTGACGCGGCTGCTGTGC